GGATTTATACGAGATACTCTTTCATTAGAAGTCCTTGATGAAGATGGATTTAACATTTTAGACGAAACCGCATAGGAGTTTTTATATGCCAAAATTTGGAGACTATACAGAAGCAGTAACATTGAACGATACAGATGAATTTTTGATAAAACAAAATTCTTCTACGTTAAGAACTACAATAAACGCAATAAAGCAGAAGGTTATAGAAGATGTCAATCCTATTATCTCGTCAAGCACAGTCGCTTCTGGAGGATATAATACTTATTCATTAGTAGGTTTTGATGTAAAAAATAGGACTTCAGATAGTATTCTTTTATTCTCTTCTGCTGAAAATGAACTTGTATTTATTGAAAGTATTACTATTGTAGACAATCTTCTAAAGAAAACTGCCAATGCTCTTGTGGATGTTCATGTTTCATTAAGAAAAGTATATGACCTTTCTGACGTCACTACAAGCGATCAAATTATAGGAGATGCTTCCTATCCAATAAAAATTGCCGCTCCGCATGATAATCTTTCAGGAATCGAACTTGGATATAATGGAAGTTTTCTTTTGTATGGTCTGTCAAAAATATATAGCATTGCTGCAAGAAACAAGACGTCTTCTTATAGACCTGTAGGACTAGAAGAAGACGTTTATTATCCATTAAACTACGATTGGAAAATATCTAAAGCAGCTTCTGATTATTATTTAGAGATACATCAAGCGCCTGACAACTTCCTTGAAGAAGATAGAATGATTATAGACATCCATGTAGTTTATAGAAAAATAGTATTATAAAAAACAATGGCAGACTTCAATCAAAATGTAGAACTCGATTCAGTCTACTCGTTCCCTGACGAGTTGGATATACTTGTCTATCAGCCAGGAAGCGCATCTCCAGAAACCTTGACTCTCCAATATCCAAATGGTGGGCAGGGTTTTTCGTTTTCTATAAAAGAAATACAGAAGAGTATTTTTCGTAATGGCAAGGGGCAAAACAAAAAAGGCTACTGCGAGTATGAGATAAGATTGTTTTTCGATTACGCTTCTCATTGGATAGAATTAAACAAACTTCTTACTGCCGAAAAGATTACAATCAAGTTTCCGACTCCTTTTGCATATCCAATGCAATATGATTTTATACTTGAGAATGACGAGATTGTTAAAAAATGGCTCGCAAGCAGACCTGTTACATACAAGACAAAGTCTAGGTTTTTTGGAGTGCCTAATATATCTGCTGCTGATAAAAAATACTATAATGTGCGAGATGCAAATCCATTTCCAGATGCAGAAGTTACATTAGCATTTGTTTCTATAAAAAACTTCACCCCAGCTGAGATAGAAAGCATCTTGTGGTTTGAGCCAGTTGTCGAAGTTCCTGGCATTGCTTTCTGGACTGGAGATCCATTTCAAGATTTAACAATCAAGGATTTAGCAATAAATGACGGAACTCTCGAGATTATAACTGGAGTTTTATCTGGTGTAAATAATGAATATCTAAATCTTGAGTCTGGCTTGTATTTTTATATTAAGCAGACAGAAGGAAGTTTTGTATCTAATATATTTAACTATTTAGCTTCTGTTCAAATTGCGGCTTCTTATGATTACATAGGATTGTCAGCAGATGGATACCCAGTATATCTTGTAGTGGTTATATCTGTAGGAACTGAATATCAAGTAAGATTACAGCAGGTTCCAGAGCTTTCTAATACTTTAAATATCAAGGTTCTTTTTGTATATAGAATATATCTTCAAACTCTAAATGCCGAAGGAACAGGAGATATAGAATATTACAGAATACTTCCAATATCTGGTAAAGCTGCCGCTAATGACATTCTTGGTATATGGGACATAGCAGATTATATATATATTAAATTAAATGAACTCAAGACTCCTCCAATATATATAGAAGTACTAAGGTCTAATAGTGCAGATTCTGGATATGCTACCTCTACTGGCTCACATGAGTTTATTACAATAAGCGGAGTTACATATCTAAAGTATCAAGTAAATCCATCTTCTGATATAGGAGAGTATGTATGGGTAAAGCTTGATGATGGCGAATTTACTGGAAGCTATACAACTTCTGTGAAGTTTAAGATAAATTACCCATTTATGGTTTTCTTGTATAATTTAGAAATATCAGGAGAATATCAATCTGCTATACTTCCAGAATCGGAGACGCTTGACTCTAGGTCAGATATAATAGGCTCTTCGTTTGAATACAAGACTCATGTTTATATGAAGGCTACTAAGCAGCCTATGGTGTCTTCGGTTGTTTATTATTCTATTGACAATGGAACTTCTTGGATATTATATGACGGAGTTGAAGAAGTTGAAAATATAGTAGACCCTACTGATTCAAATATCTACTATGCAAAGGTAAAAATGCCAGCGTATCTAACAGATGTTAGGCTAAGGATGCTTGATTCTGAATCTTCAAAGACTACGAACCATGTAACGGTATATGCAGAAGCTCCATTTTTATCCTATATAAAAACTGAAGTTTTAGATAGAGAGCCTGATAGCGCAATAGTTCCAATTTCTTCAGTTCCTGACACTTCTGGAAATGTTATAGAGGCTGTATATACAAAGAAGAGTTTTTCTTATATATATGCAGAAATTGACAATCTTAATAACTCTGAAGTTCAAGGAAGCTTTGATAATATATCTTGGTTTGACATATCTACATCTTCTATTATTTCATCAGGAGGATTGGATTATATAAAAATACCAATATTAAAATACGGATCTTCTTATAATATAAGGATACTTGACTTGTCAAGTTATTTATACGGAAAGAACTTGATTATAGAATCAGAAGAGCCTAACGATGGAACATTTACTACATTATTAGAAGAGTTTTCTAACAATAAAATAAAAACAGAACCAGACTGGAGTGCAGTTGCATTTACGGACTATAACGAAGAATTTTTAATCAAAATAAAAAATGCCTAATTCAAGAATTTTTATAGACATTCATCATAACCAAGCGGCAAGACCAGTAGTATCTGGAGACGATTTGTACATAGACGAAATATCTACTGGATTGCTAAACCCTTCACTTGCAGCTTTGCCAGGATGGGCTTCTGTTCCATCAGGGATAAGAGCAGGGTGGGGAACAAGGTCTGGATCTACGACAGACCTTAATCTACTTACTCTTCCATCAGACTTAAATCAAGTTCCAGGCGTTTCATCATTTGGGGGAAGAATAGCAATAGCAGTAATTCCTGGAAGTATATATTACAAAGATTCAATTGAAGAAGGATGGAATTTGGCTGAAATTTCTCCTGCTGCAACCATTTCTTCCTCATCAAGAATAAAGATAATATCGAGCTCGCTTGCATATTGCGTAACAGCTTTAGCTTCAAGTGTAGAGGTTTTAAAATCTGTAGATAATTGTCAAACTTGGCAACATATAAGCCCGCCTGCTTCAGGCACGTTCACCTCTGCATTTGACGCTTCTGGAACTAATATAGTTTTAGGATGTAAATTCTATTCAACCGATAGCGGAGAAACATGGTCTGCATACACTGTATCTGGAACAATATACGACTGCACTATAAGCTCAACAGGAAGTTGGTTTGCCGCAACGTCAGTAGGAGAGGTTTATAAAAGCATAACAAACGGAGCTTCTTGGACTACAGCGTACACTTCTTCTTACAATATACAAGTGTTGTTCTCAAATGGTTCAGAAATAGTGGCATTGGTAGCCGCTTATCCGTATCAAGTTTTATATTCTTCTAATAATGGAGCTTCTTGGCAATTAAGGTCTGCGTTCAAAACTGGACTAAGAGCGGCTTCCATAGTTTATGACGGAGTTAATTATTATGTTAGCGGAAATTCATTCCTTCTTAAGGGAGGTGACTTGAGCGCCCTTGATGACACAGAAATAACCTTTACTGGAATAATGAAGTCTTTAGCATTGTATGGCGCTGGAGTTATCTCTACTACTTCGGCAGCAGGATTTCTTGGGTTTTATCCATCTGGAAACCTAAAAGTAGGAGGAGGTAACTGCAGGAGAATCGGGTGGATAGAAATAGAAAAGCCTTTAGGCTATAAGCCAATAGTTATAGACTCGTCATCTTTGTCTCTTATAGAAGTTAATACAAAACTGTCTCAAGGCTCTAGCGGAGCTGGAAGGTTTTATTTCTTCTTTCCATTTGTAGATAACAATGGGTTTCCTATCGAAGTTACTGCAAACATAGGAGAAGGGAATGTTCAATACATAGGATGGGCAATAGAATATTCTATGTCTGGAGCAAATATTGTTGCTACAAAGATTGTAGGAATAAAGCCATTTTCATATGGAGCTAGTCCAGTAGAAACTACTGAAACTTCTATTTATGAAGCACTTTCGCTTCCTCTTAGCCCAAGTGTTTCATTAGGAAAATATTCTTGCATGAGGATAATGAGATATGCTCTAAAGCTTCAGTCTAACACATATGAAGAACTGTCTGTATATCCTGACTACAACAACATAATATCGAGAGTAGAATATGCGATGTCTTCAAGCTTAATATCTTTTATATTTGACAACAAGTTTGGAAAAGGATTTCTTGGATATGGAGGCGTAGGAACTACTGACGGAGTTGGAGCTATTGACAATTACAGCCTAAGAGTGTTTTAACAATTAATAATGATATAAACTATGTCACACGAGAAAGAAATATATTTTTCAGATACAATGCACTTCGATGCGTTTGGAAGATTAAGAACAGCAGAAGTAACTTCTGAAAATGACAATCTTCCGCAAGACAGCAAATAATATATGTAAAACATTTTTTAATGTATGTTTTACATATATTAAGATTTTACTATTAACTAAAAAAGGCAAAATGTATGAATATCTTTAAAGGAATCTTGTCTATTGCTCCTACTGTGATAAGCTTGTTCAAAGGCGAAACTCCAGAAAAAGGTAAAGACCTTGTAAAAAATAGCGCAAAGTCAATTGGAGTAGGAGCTTCTATGATTGCTATTGTAGCAAGCCTTCCTGAAGCTATTAGCCAAGTAGAGCAGACTATATATGCACTTGTTGCTCTTGTCGGAGCGATTACTACTCTTGTCGGAGCTATTGGCTCAATATCTGGAAAGTCTCAAATAAAAGGCAATTTAGATGAAGAGGTAAAGTAATGGAATTTGTTCCAGTAGATAGCTTTGTTTCTTATGTAGCTATACTTGTACTATCGTTCTTTCTCAAAAGGGAGATGACTTTAAGAGACAGAGAATTTGAGGAAGTGAAATTAAAAATAGAAGTTCTTCAGAAAGATTCTGAAAACAACAAGTCTACCATTGAGCATAACAAGCACATAATAGAAACGTCTTTTAGTAAAGATATTGAAAACATGAAGAATATTTTTAATAAAGACGTTGAAAACATCAAGCTTACAATGACTTCAATAAATTTATTTATGCAAGAAATTAAAGATTCAATGCAGCGAAACTTTATTAAAATATACGAGAAATTAGACCAAAAATAATTATGATTACTTCGTTTTCTATCTTAGGTCGTGAAGTGTGGTATTCCAAAAACAATGCTCCTATAAAGGGCATTGTTTGGGGTATTTATTACGGAGATGACTATACTTTGACTACGAATTTTACTACTATCAAAATGAGAAATGGCGACAAGATTCGAGATGAATTAGTCTTTGAATCTAAAGAAGAATGTGTTTCTTACATTATCGAGGTAATTAGTGCAGAATAATGAATTTTGATTTTAAGCGCTTAAAAAATGATAGTCAATACTTATATCATTAAAATATAGTTAATCGTTTCTAGGGCAAATTTGAGCGCTTAATCGCAAAATAAAGAACGTTTATTAGGTTAATTTTTGAAATCACTGTAAAAAGGACACTATGAAAAGTGTCCTTTTTTTTCTTGCGTCATACTACAATCTGCTCCACATCAAAATATGGGAATGGATTTAACTCCTTGTCCATAAGATGTTCCGCAAAATCCCAAGCTGCTCTTTCTGTTTTAAACTCTTTAGCCTCCTGAGAACTGACTGCAAACATTTGATTTCCGCTTGCGTCTTCTTTATAATAAAGTCCTGATGGCTCTTCATCAAAGCGTAGCCAAGATATTACAAATATACCTTTAACGTTAAACGCAGACTTTTTTATCTTTTTACCAGTTGTGTTAAATTTCCTTGCCATTAGAATAAACTTCCTTGTTTGTATTGTTTTTGTTCTTTTTTAGCTTCTATCTTTTCTTTTTTTGCGTGCTTGACAAGAAGCCTTTCAGCTTCATTGACTCCTGCATAAGAGCAAGTTAGATTTTTTATCTTGGACACGTTTTTGTATCTCATATTGTATTCACGAAGCCTTGATATGTCGTAATCAGGAGAATCTTTACTCTTGCTTATTTGTATGCAGTCAGACTCTCTTACGCAGAATATATCATAAGCTGGATGCTTCTTTGCTTTTTTAATAGCGTCAACATAAACAAACAAGTGATATATTTCTGTCTCGTAATGAAGGCAGTGAACGAATCTTGATTCCATATATCTAAGTATTATAGAAGGTACATTTATAGCCCATTCTTCGTATATTCCGCAAGACTTAAAGTCTGAGTCATAATACTTAATACTGCAATAAACCTCCGAAGGAGTACAGGATTTGTTAATCCAATACTCCTCTTTAGTTTCTTTTATGGTAGCTTCAACTCTTTCCATTAGAATGGCAAGTCATCGTCTTCAAAATCTGGCATGATTGGCGCTTTTTTCGAAGCAGTGGCTTGCTGATTTCCGCTTCCTGCTTTTGGGGCAGCATATCCACCAGAGTTTCCGCCTTTTTTTGCACTAGACCTTGCTTGAGCATCTTCTTCTGATTCGATAGAGAAAGAGATAAATTTTCCTTTTTGTCCAGTTTTAGTCCAAGATGAAACATAGTATTTGACTCCATTTACAACAAGACTTCCGCTTCCATCTGGAAGTTTATCTGCATTAGGCTGACCTTTTGCAATCGCAGCTTTTTTGTATTCAGAAGGGAATATTGCTCCTCTTTTTTCGTTATCGTATGATTGACCTTCGTTAGCCATATAGATTTACTCCTTTAGAGTTTATGTGTATTGTTTTGTTTCTTGGTACGAGATAGAAATCAACTCCATTCTCGTATTTGTTTTTTATAGCTTCTTTTACAGATATATTCTGAAGAGAATTATTTGGATTGCTACTTACCCAGTCCTAAAGCTGAAGCTGAAGGGCTTTTTTGTCTGTTTCTAATAGTATATAATAGCCAAGATTAATGGCTCTTCTAAACTCTTGTATAACAAATTCTTTTGGAACGCCTTTTACGCTTCCTTCTTTACGCTTTAGCATATATTGGAGATTGGTTTCTTTATCAGAAAGCTGCTTCTTCATCAATGTACGGTAATCCTTCTGAGCTTCTAATCTCAGAAGGATTTTTATTAATGTCTTTAGCAAAGATTAATTTATTGCCTTGTTGAACAAGATGGACAAAGTCGCCTTCGAGTCTTTGCCTTCTGTTTTTAATCTGAGAAACATATACAGAATCATAGAAGACCATATTGCCCTCGAAGTCTTTTACTTGTTTCCCATCTTTAGACCGAAGCTCTGGATATACGTTAGGTCTGAAGAGTGTTGTTACAACAAACGCATCTTCAAACACTTCTGTAGCTCCTTTTAGATCTTCTTCTCTTAGTATTGACCTCCAGCCTTCTCTATCTTTAGACTTATTCGGCTGAACTGCAAACATTCCAAATATATTTAACTCACTACACAAGTCTGTCAATCTATTACTAACTTCTATTTGAGCTTCTAGCTTATGTCTTGAGTCAAATCCAGCAACTCTCACTCTTCCCAAGTGGTCAACAGAAAAGAAATCTATTCCAAACTTGGCGTGATAGTATCTTATATCTTGGATTATATCGTGAAGATACTTGTGAGTCGTTATAATCTTTATGTTTTTAGCCTTCTCTCCAATATCATAAGCCATTAGTCTTTTTGCAGCTTCGTTTACTGTATCTTCTAAGTGAAAGTTAAGACCCTTGTATCCGCAATAGGCAAGCATAGCTTCTTTCATTTTTATATAGAAAGTCTTTCCTTGTCCAGGTCTTGCGAAAATAAGTTCTGTTGTAGATCTTGCTCTTCCGCCTATTCTGTAGAAGATATTATCGAAAACATCAACGTCATAATGAAGCAATTCAAGAGCGTCTTCTTCGCCAACTTCTGTAGGGTCTATGCCAACTTCTTCGTATCCAGTATAAAGACCTTCTGAGAATTTTGATGAACGAGCAAGTACTTCATCGACTGGCGTTGATGGGTCTGCAGACAATATCATCAAGTCTTTTGACCTATTATATATCGACCTCCTGAAGGTGTAAGATTTAAGTATTCTTACCTTTTCTTCATGCGCATCAATTTTTGAATATAAGGTACACATATCAATTTCTAATGTGTATTCCTTGTAGTCTTTTACTTTTGTCCTAAATAAGTCTTCAACTCCAGCTCTCGACACAGAACGAGTCTTGTCGTACAAAGCTTTTGCTACTGCAAATATCTTGTGCCTTATAGGGTTGTAGAAGTCTTCAGGTGTACATGAATCAAATATATACGGAGCTGCATAACTAGATTTCAGAGATATTCCGAGAATGTCTCTTTCTGTATCTTCTGAATGTATGTTATCTCCGTTTGTCATAATACTCTTCTTTTGTGAGTTACTGCATAAACATCTTCCGTTTGAGAAGATTTGTTAAAATTGCTATTGTTGTCTTTTCTTGTATCTATTAAAGACTTTGCCGAAACTCTTATGGAGAATCTTATAACGTCAATTGGACTATCCATCTCGGATAAAAAGGCTAGCTCCTCTCTTGCGGTACTTTCGCTAACTGGCTCTTTTTTCTCGCGCTTACGATACTTTAGCCAATCTTTATAAGCTTCATCAAAGCCGTCTATTCTCAGGAGGCTTTCAGGAACATCTTCTGCTTTGTACCGATATTCTACAACAAACTTCTTTTTTTCTGTATTCCCTTCTGAAATTGAAATAATTAAATCTATTATAGTTCCGTTAAAAAATATTAAGTCTATATAGTTTATTAGTTTTAAGTTATTAATAGTATATATATAGGAGTTTTTTAGGGCAATTTTAGAAAATAATCGCATATTTTCAGCTCTTTTTTTAGCTAAATCGTTTAAAACCAATAGGTTAAGCGATTTATGTAAGTGTAAAGATATTTTACATATAGTGCCTTTATCGTGTAAAGTTTCTTTACATTCTTCGTTTATGGTGTAAAGTTTCTTTACATTCATAAAAATTCGGTCAAAAAATAGATTTCCAAAATATTTACTATTATGTAAAGTTTTTTTACATGACAAACTATCATTCTGTAAAGTTTCTTTACACGATAAACTACCATTCTGTAAAATTTCTTTACACGTGTTTTTTGGCATATCGAAGCTAATTGTGCCAAATTCAACCACATCAGGAGGGGAAGATTGTAATAATTTCTCTACAAAGCAGACGTTTATTTCTTTCCATACTCTAATCTGCTCTATATGTCCTAAGAATTTTAATCCTTCAAGAGCTGTATAAACAGTAGGTCTTGATAATTCAGTATGACCCGAAATATAAACTACCTCAAGGTTTAAATGTGTTGTCATTTGCTCGTAACACTTTTCTATAAGAAACAAGAGTAGTTTTTTTTCAGATGTCTTCATTGAATTATCGCCAAGTGCGATTTCTATCACTTCTTCTTTTATCATATTGGTAAGTATGTTTAAATTGATTATGTAAATATATATATATCAAAACTGTATATACAATGCTATTTAAAAATAAAAATAGCGTTCAAATTTGCCCTAAGAACGCTTAAAACCAAAAGTTTGATATAATATATACCTAACTATATTTTAAGCGCTTAAAATCGAAATTCACCTTTTTTTAACATTCTTTGGAATGAATTTAAAGCCAGCTCCAGACGCATAGGCAAAAATTCCTATTGCATCTGCTGTATTATCATCATGTATCTTCAATGAGAATGCTTTAAATCGCCTTGCGCAGAAGTCTTTAGCATGGTGCATCATTGCCATCTTGCTTGCGTTCCCGTCATTTGTCAAGGCTTTTTTAATTGCCTTAACTCCAACTCCAGTATGCTCTACTTTGAAAACCTGGCACGCAAATATAACCATAGCAGCATAAGCTCCATGAGCTTGTGTGGCATAAGTAGTGGTTGAAAAGTTTAACTCCTCATAGTAAACGTGGTCTACGGAGAAAGTCTCGATCTTTTCTTTTACAAATTCATGCAATCTTGAAGGTATGCTTTCTTTGTTTGGATTAGATATTGAGAAGTTTATAGTGCCAAACTCAAGAATAATTCCATTGTCATATCCTATGCAATAGCCAGTCTTGATGCCTAGATCTAGGCACAAGACTGTTTGTGTTTTTTTTAATACTTCCATACTATATCAAATGTGTTTCTTACTTGTGAAAATCCAGATATTCTGGAGAATAATTTTCTAGTATCTGCTTCCATAATTGACATAAATCTTATGTTAATCTGGTGCTTTATAGCATACTCTTTTACACAAGATACAAATACTCTAAGAGTCTCCTCGTTGAGAAAAAAGTATAAAGCCATTACGCAGACTTCTTTTTCTTTTACTGTAACAACAGCTTTAAAGTCTTCATTATAAACTTTATAGCAATCTGTGCCTTCTGCATTGTATAGCATATTGACCTCCTGATACCATTTGGCATCTTCCATAAAGTATCCGCATTTTGCAGTTTGGTTTCTAAAATAATCCAGCTTGGTGTCCATGTTTGTCAAGTTCTTTTGTTGAGTCGTTTCTTAGTACCGAGCCTTTGCCGTACTTTTCATTATCAATCCTTTGGCATGAAAGACCGAAGTATTCTTCGTCTATCTCCATCCCGACATATTCTATCGAGATATTAAAATTAGCTTTATAATATATAGCTTCCGTTATATATCCTATAATGCTTGAAGCAGAACCTACGTTTGTGTCAAGAACTCTCTTTATAAGAGTCTCTCCTTCGTGTGGCTTTACTGACTTCTTTCCTTCTTTTATTATAAACTTCTCAGCTATAAATCTATAAAGGTCAATAGGCTTCTGTGTAGGATGCAATCTAACTTCTTTGTTTTTCATATCCTTCTGAAGCATACCGTTCCATTTATAGGAGTATTTTCTTACTGCACATTTAAAATTAGTCCAAGCTAATTCGCAGTCTGCAAAGTCGTTACCTTCGTTTTGTTTATCCCATACTATCCAGCATGATGTTGCACCCAATACTGGGATAGTATCGTAAACTGGATCTCCAAAGATATATTGAGAAGGTTCAGATTCTTCTTCGCATAGAGACAAATAATAATTGCCTCCCCATATAATTTGATACTTTGATATTCTTTTCAACTCTTGAAAATACTCAAGAGTAGGAATATTTTTATCCCATTCTTTAGGAGTGTATTTTTTCGAAGGCGCAAGAGATTGTGTCTTTTGACCTTTAAATCCAGTCTTGGCTCCACGAGAATGGTTTTTTGCTCCATCCTCGCCTATACCATACGGAGGGTCTACAACCGCTATGTCGAAGTAATTATCTGTAAACTTTTTCATCATTTCGACATTGTCTCCAAGATAATATACTCCAAACTCTGTTTTGTGAGACTTATATCCTTCGAGTTCTATCTGCTTCATCTTTGCATACTTGCTTTCATATAGTCTGATATTTTCTTTATATCAACTTCGTCAACCTCATTTAACCTTCTGCTTCCTATTGATACGCCAAACAAGCCTCTAATGGCTAAGTCTTGCATATTGACAGGAAGAGTAGTTTTTATTGACATAAATCTTGTAAATGTCATAAACACTCCGAGTTCTATATCGTCTGTTATATCAATCCCGATTGACCTTGCTATGCCAATAAGAACTTTGTCACTTGGATTAAACTTTCCAGATTCGTAGTTGTATATTGTCTGATAGTCAACTCCGATAATCTTAGAATACTTTGCAGCAGAGATATTGAGTTTGTTTATTCTAATATTCTTAATCCATTCTCCGATTGTATTAGAAGTTTTTTCCATGCTTATAACCTCTTTCCAAGTTGTACATTAATTTTAAGTAAATATGAGCTCCGATATTAATCTCATTTCTTCCAGCAAAATCTAAAAGTCTTATTATTGCATCTGATATTTCATCTTCTAATGTGTCTTTATAAAACTGCTCAAAAAACTGTTTAAAGTTCTCTTGGTTTTCAAATACGAATCCTACTTGAGTCTTGCAAGTCTTTCCTTTTCTTATAGCTTCGATAGCTTCACTTATCTCTCCAGACGCAAGTGCGAGTGATTTTACATTAATCATATCCTCGAAGTATCTCCTGATATTGTCGCTTGCTCCAACTAGGTTTTCTGCTATCGCAAGTGGCTCGTCATAGAATCCTCTATCGAAGTTGTCTCTATATATCTCTTCGCATAGTGTTGAAAAGAAATCTTCAATTTTTTCCATTTGCTCTTTGCTTAATAAATCTTCCATATTTATATTATTTTTATTGGTTCTTGTATTGCTTTTTTAAATATATCAAAGTTCTTTTGATTTAGCTTCTTATTTGATGATATTTGAATCTTGTCGCTAACATCAGGAGGCAAAGAATTTTGAAACAAGTCTGAAAAATCTTTAGACTCGCCATCTGAAGCATGATGTATAGAACACAAGTGTACTATAATATCTTTACGCTTATTCTTGATAACTGTCGCAGTTTCCATTGCCTTGATAAACGAAGATTCATCGTCACAGTCTATTAGAAGCTTTATGTTTAAAGCATAGTCTTCATGCTTGACAGATTCAATTTGATCTTGTTGTATTTGAGATATTTCTTTTATATGTTCATTGGAGTTCATTCCAAAAACGTTATAGTTAAAGTTCAAATACTCAGCAAGGCTCATTGCTTCTCTAGGAGACTTGGCTATGATTAAAAGATTGTCCTTCTTCATTTTTTTACTATGACCAAAGAAAGATTCTGTAGCAGAACTTCCTTTTATATGTCTTACTATCTTTTCAGAAGAACGCCTATATAGCATTACTCCAGTCCTATATGGTATAGATAGGAAGGTATTTATAAGAAAAGACTTTCCAGATCTTCCTAAATCATAATCTTGATACGAATACAGTCCGCATCCATATCTAAGAAGTGTATTTTTACTAACTATTCCATCATACCAGAAAGTATAGTCAACAACAGAATCTGAGGCTTCTCTTAGCTTTTCATTCATCTTCTTTGTATGTCTCATTGTAAACTCGTTATAAAACGGCTCTTTTTTAACATTCCTTGAAGTGTCTTCAAACACTGGAGCTTCGCTTAGATTTCTTCCGATTATTTCTTCTATACGAATGGCAATATCTTTAAAAGACAATCCCATTTGATTTATTAGAAGTTTTATTATATCGCCAGAAAAGTTTGCGTCTCCAAAGTCGTTACATAGTCCATTATCAAGATTTATGCACAAGCTTGGCTTTCTATCTCGATAGGCTTTGTTTCTTATGTTATAGATTTCTCCAGAAGAGCCTTTTATGTTATACCCGAAAGCTCGGAGTACAGCTGCTCTTTCGAAGGGCAATAGCTTCTGGTTTAAACTCATAAGTTAAATATTGTATCTTGTTGCAATTATTGTTTTAAGTTCGTCAAGAACAGAATAGTTTTCTTCTTCTATCTCTACGCCATCGTGAACTTGAGATACTATGTTTTTTTTCTTCTGTATCAAAGCAAAAAGGTCTTCGTCAATAGAGTCTTTACCTATTGCATAATAGCAGTTAGTAAACTTCTGTTGACCGAGTCTGTTGCATCTATCTTCGGCTTGGTCGTGTATTGTTGACGTCCAGCCAAAATCTGTAAATATTACATTATTTGCAGATACTAAGTTTATCCCGAAGTTTGCAGCTTTAAGACTGCACACTATTATTCTGTCACGAATATTAGTAGGCGCATGATTTTTTTCAAACATCAAGTTTACAGTATCTCTTCTGTCATTTGAATCTTCGCCAAGTATCGAAAGGCATCCAAAATGCTTCTTTAAGGCGTATTGAACATCTATTATGCCTGAGAAGATTACAAACTTTTCGCTTTTTTTTCGTTTAGCCATCTCTTCTATCCAAGCGTAAATGCTTTTAAGTTTTCCCATTGCAGAAACGTATTTCAAAGCGTTGATAAACTCGAGAATCATCTCGTCTCTTTCAGGGGCAACATTCTCGTCTTTAGTTCCGTCAAATAGGTCAGAAACAGCAAGATTAGTGCGTTTATTCTTGTTCTTTTCAAATAGCCATTTTACTGGATTTCTCTCAGCTTCAGAATACTCGTCTCTTGTTGTTATGTCCATTTTTATAACCTGCGGAATAGACTTGCCTTTTAACTCCTTAGCTACATCTTTCTTAGTTCTTCGTACCATGCAAATAGCACGAAGTCTTTCATTCAATAGCTTAAGATTCTTTGCTCCATCTGTTTTCATTCCGTATTCAGTAAACTTCATATCGCAATACTTTTTCAAGAATGATGTGACTCCGCCAAAGTCAGATAGCCTATCAAGTATCTTCAACTGAGGAATAAGATCTTCTGGCTTATTTTCTATAATAGTTCCAGACAATAAAAATATAAACTGCTTATCTTTCGCAATGTCGTAAACGTTCTCAAAGCGTATAGACTTCTTATTTTTTGTTCTGTGACTCTCGTCTACAACAATACCTTCAAACTTCATCGACATGAGGTTTTTCTTATACTTGCCAAGTTGCTCATAGTTCATTACGTAAACATGGGCAGATGTATCTATTAGATTTCCAACGAGCATCTGTACTTTAACTCTTGGAGTCCATTCGTTAAATTCTCTCTTCCATTTTTTTACTACAACAGAAGGACATATTACCAACATTGGATATACTCCAGCAGTCCATGCAGCAGCTATAACTTGAGCAGTTTTACCAAGACCCATGTCATCTGCATTTATACATCTTTTAGATTTTATCATATACTCGACTCCAGCCTTCTGAAATGGATATAATCTCTTCCCATCTGTGCTTACCAGATCTGGAATAACGAAATCGCGACTCGCAGACTTTGCTGATGATGCACTTGCAAAGAAGTCCTCTTTTGTCTTGTAAGACTCAATAGTCTGTATAACTTCATCTGTTACAGATTCCGCTATTCCAGACTCGATAAGCTTACGAAGAACTAAAGAGGACTCCTGCCCTATCGGAGCACTCCAGTTGTTCTTATTAGGGTTAAACTTTACTCCAGCAATATTTTTTAGGGCATAGACTTTCTCTTTATCGTACTCAAAGTCAAATACGAAGTGTCTATATTTTCTGGCTTGCTTTACTGAGATATTCATACTATCCTATTCCGAGTTCGCCGAAGAGTTCATCCATCGAAGGATCTGGTTGGGCTTCGATTGCAGTGGTCGGATTCTTTGCTTCGGCTTTTGGCTCGGTTGCATTCTCTTTCTGAGCAGGCTTTTTTGCGGAAGATTCAACGTCTTTCTTTTCATCAGAAGGCTTTTTAGATTCTGGCTGAGAAGAGTGTTCGCCAATATCGTTTACTGGTTTTGCAGTTTGCAATCCAGGAATTGACTTCTCTTCTGATAGTTGTTCTTTAGAAGCAGCTGCGCTAAGACTTTCAACATAAGCTTCAAACTTTTTTAGGTCTGTTTTCTTTGATTGAGCGTCAGAGTGCTTCATGTTCATTATAGCTTTATAAGCATTTGCCCTGCTAATGCTAAACCAATTTTTTAGCATCCAATTCTGCATCTTTTGGTCAGCGCCTTTAAAGAAGTCAGCCATTTCTTGCCTTTGGTCTAAAGTAGCAGGCTCGTTATGTCCTAAGATAGCAAAATCAGGAAGTATAGGAGGCGACCATTTGAACCAAGAGTTTCCTATTTTTACAGAATTATCTCCTGAGAAGTGAACGACAGCCATAGTCTTTTCAAGCTCGTATAAGTATCTGCCGATACCCCATTGAACTGCAGCTCTTTTCATTGCATTTGAAAGACCTCCTTTGAACGGCTCAAAGTCAGTAAACTCTGCTCCATCATATTTGGTAATCCATTCTCCATTATGCTTAATAGATATGCCAGTAGTAAATCCGTTTAGAATAGCATCGTAAGTCTTCTTTACTCCGTCTATCCATCCAGTCTTTTCGTTCTTTACAGCACGCAAGGTTGGCTCTGTATTCTTCCAGCCCATAGTGCCTACTACTTCATCAAGGCGGTTCATTATAGCCCTATTAGAAACATAGCAGAAAAGCAATATCTTAGCTTCTCCGTTATATTCTTTTTTCTCTCCAACACGCCACTCGAGTTCCTCTGGATAGAACGGCTTGGATAATTCTTCTTCTATTCTGCTAGATTTCATATTATTATTCTCCATCGCTTTCATCTTCATCTTCGTCTGACACTATGTCAAGCATATTACCTCCTTTTGCAAGCTCATTTGCTGCATACGGAATATTTAAGTCAATTAAGTATTCTCCGAATTTGTTTTCTTCGTTCCAGTCTTTGTATCCAATAGCCTTGCCTGAATCAATATAATCTGCAACTTGCCTTAACGCATCTTTATACATTTTTCTTCCAAGTCTCATTTCATCAGAGTCAACTTTAACTCGATAAGGTTGAACGTAAGCAAGACTATTTTTCTCAGCAAACCACATTAAAGAAGCTTTGACCTCTATGCCATGATAGGCAAGACCATCTATGTAAAGCGCTCGTTGCATATGGTAAAGATATTTCTTAACACTATGGAGAACCGAAGCTGGATGCGCAGATACGCATGACTTTAAGTCATTTTCAAGGTTAGGAGTTAATCTGTCAATTCTTCCTTTCATAGGAAGCCCAAATTCCTTGTCTGTCCAGAAGAGGCTTATTTCTGAGTGACCATCTTTGTCTTCCATTATCTTTCTCAGTATAGGATTTCCAATAATCGAAGACTTTATTCTTTTTGCAAGTGTAAAATCTTGGTCTGATATAATACCTATTTTTTTAGCTTCGCAGTATGCTTTGAACTTTTTTCCTACCTTTGTTGCTCCGTTTGTAAAATACGAAACTCCTTTTTCCTGAAGGTCTTTCATTTCTTTTTCATCGAAGTCAATATCACCAAAGTCAGCAAGAGTTTCTTCTACATTTTGCGGACAATAGTATTTGCCATAGAATGAAGATTCCTCGAAAACAAATTCATGCAATACCCTTCCGAACTGCATATCTCTTGTCTCAGAAGGCTTCTGAAATTTCATTTCATGCAAGAAATGCTTAAAGCTATTCTTTTTAATCTTGCTTAGTGATGAGAAGTTGTAAGCTTGCGTATTTGCATATTCCTCGAAAGGAGAGTTAGGAACTATTTTGTCAACGTGCTGAAGCCAAAGGTTATTTTCCTTGAAGATTTTAAAGTTACTCATAATGTGTAATTATTGAAGATTTATTGTTAAGACTGATTTTTTCAGTCAATTTTATTAATCTTAATTTATGCTAATTTTAGTATAAAACAAAATAGAATTTAATGCTATTGAACTATATATATATATACAGTATTAAGCGCTTAAATTTTAATTTTAAGACTATATATATATTTATTTGATATTATACTAAGATTATATATATTAAGTCTGTCAAATGACAAATTTTAACCTTAATTAAAACCTTCACACAATGGAACAAATCCTAATAGGCACACAAGATAGCCTAGTAAATATCTTGAACTTAGATGTTGATGACATAAAGTTCGGAGACATAATGAACAGTCTTCAAAAGCAATGCCGCTTTAACGGCAGAACAAGGATACATTATAGTGTGCTAAAGCACAGTCTTCTTGGCGCTATGATAATGCACGAGTCTTCTACCGCTGAAGAGGTCTTGGCTTTTATGATTCATGACTTCGCAGAATCTTTTACTGGCGATATAATAGCTCCTATAAAGAAGATGTTTCTAGGTCTTTACGAGATCGAGAGAAAGATAATGCAGACGGTCTGCCAGCGATATGGCATAAGCGAAGAAGTATTGTATTCTGACAAGATAAAAAAAATAGACAAGTTTATGTGCGACCTCGAGGGTAACAGACTTGTATCAAATATAGTGTTCCCTTCTGACAAGAAGATTATGAACATGGCTGAAGATCTTCATCAGCAAGGGTATATATCTACATACGGATTTAATGCCATTGACGAGATTATGTGCATGGGATTTAGCGAAGAAAACGCAGATAGAACAAAGACAGCTTTTAGAAACTTGTTTCTATCTCAAAAAAACAGACAAGAACAAGGAGATAGCTTTCCTTTGTTTGGAATAGCTTTCGGAGATAATCCTTCCCAAGATGACGATATGATAGACGGAGATTATGACGGTGACGATGAAGAAGAAGGGATTTTTTAATGTCAGACATGAAAAAAGCCATTCAAGAAGTAAACGCAAAAGGATATAATGATAAAGTTTACGGAGGAATGTGGTTCGGGAAGCTTGCGTCTGAAGAATTTGTTCTTCTTACAAGTGATGCGATTGTCGCCTTTCTTACTACGCTAAAAAGAGAGTCAGACCTCGCAAGAGGGTATGTTGACTTTAATGATTATTCTGCAATATTGAAAGAAGAGTCTTCTTTTCAGGGGGCAAGATTCGTATATGTAGCAAACAATGATTATGGAGCTTCTCTTATAATAGCTTCAAAACTCAGATGGTCAGACATCTCAGAAAAAATAAAACAAATTATTAAATTAGGACAATTTTAAATGGAAACTCAAGAATTAGCTTTTTATAGCGAAGGCCCAAAAAACGAAGCTTTATCAATAGTATCATACGAAAAGAATATTCCATTAGAAGTATTGCCACTCGCTAAAAAGATGGCTCCTGCAAGAAAGTCAAAAGTGCTATCTGCGATTTCTGAAATATTTCAAATTGCAGAGTCGTGGAGTCTCCAGGTTGAGGAGATTAATATCGAATCTATCGAAGATACTAAGTCTATCGAGTTGGCAGAGATCGCCTATAAAAACACGAGAAGAGCAAGACTATCTTCTATGCGAGTATTCAAAGATGCCAGAGCTGAAGTTCATGCTATTAAAGTTGAGTACGATACAGAAGATAAGCTATTGCTCAAAACAAGCCAAATAGCTGAGATTCTTTTCAAGGAAATTGAGACTAAGGCTTATGATAAATCGCAGTATGTAGAGAAATACAACTTGGAGCAAAAAAAAATTAGAACAGAGAAGCGCCTTAATATTCTCCTTGAAAACGGATTCGATAGCGTTTCTTCTATGACTTACAGAGACATGGAAGATGATATGTTTGATGTTTTTTTGGGTGGCTTGAAGTACAAAAGGCAACAGCTTCAAGAAGAAGAAATTGCCGAAGCTGCAAGAGAAGAAGAAAGAAGACTTGCTATTGCTGAAAAGTATGAAATAAAAAGAAACGAAGATTCTATTATTGTGAAAGAGTCTCCTAATGTTCAAATGCACTCTGATGATGACTTTTTTACTGAGATGCAAGATAAAAGCAATGGCGCTAAATTTTCAAGGATATGGTCGGCATCTCCTTTTGTAGAATCAAAAAAGAGTTCAACTTCAAATAAAGAGCAAATGCTTTCTTGGGTAGAAAACTTTGGAGCTCCTTTCTTAGACTTAGAGTGTCCAGAAAAGCAGACAGTGTTAGCAAAGTTCGCAGGTTTTAAAAGGTGGGCTAAATTAGAAATCTCCAAAATGAAAGAATCATAATGCAAGTTAAGACAATAAAAAGAGCAGTTTATTCTAAAATGAAAGAATGGACTGCAACAATAGAAGATGTCGTTCTCGCAGAAGATGTTATGAACAATATAGTCGTATCAGGAGGCTGCATTGCATCAATGTTTCAAGGTCTTGATGTAAATGACTATGATGTTTACATACAAGATAAAGCTGTATTGAAAAGACTTTGTTTTTACTATATACAGAAAGCTTGTAAAACAGACCCTTCTATAAACAAAGTTCATGTAGTTTCATTTGAAGACAGGTTTAACTATTTATCTCAAAAAGATAAATCTTTTGCAGAGTTAATGGAAAATGGAGAGTCTGACGAAGACTATTCTGGTAATTTGCAAATAAGAGAAGTTTTACTTGTTGACAAGAATAGAATTAAAATAATCGGAGTAAGCAATGGAGCCAAAGTTGATTACAAAGACAAAGAGGTCTCTCCTTATTCGCCAATGTTCTTCTCTCCTAACGCTATAAGCCTATCTGATAAACTTCAGATAGTAGTAAGATTTCATGGAACTCCAGAACAGATTCACGAAACATTCGACTTCGTTCATGCTACTAACTATTGGACTATTAAAGATGGTCTTGTTCTAAATATAGAAGCATTGGAATCTATCTTGACAAAAAGACTAAAGTATAAAGGAAGTTTATACCCTATTACTTCTGTAATAAGAATGAAAAAGTTTATCAAGAGAAACTTTACAATATCGGCAGGAGATATTTTAAAGATGGCTATGCAAATATCTGAATTAGACTTGTCTAAGATAGATGTTCTTGAAGATCAATTAATAGGAGTTGATGTTGCATACTTCTCTACTCTTGTTAAAAAAATTATTAATTCAGGAGAAAAAACTATCACATCTCCTATGGTTAATAGGCTTTTAGATAAAATAGAAGAATATTTTGGAGGCGAAAATGAGCAAGATTCCTAAAAAACTAAAACTTCCAGCATTAGACGCTATATGCAATGATAGTAAATCTTGCTTTGCTTATCCTACAATTGGAGTAAAGTATCAAGAGTATAGAGGAAGAAAGTGCTTTATAGCCACAGATGGAAGCGTATTTGCCTGCTTTGACGCAAGGTCTCTAAATATAGAAGTAGAGTGTGCTGGCGACAAGGTGATACCAAGAGAAGCTTGGACTAAGTTTAGAAAAGCAAAGAGAGTTATACTTCAAGAAGGCAATATGTATATTTTATACTCAGACGGGAGAGAAGAGTATGTTTCCTATCTCAAAAACGAGGTTAAATTATGGGCTGGATCAAGAAGCCTTCTGATAAAAGAAGATAAGACTATATTCGATTCGGATAAAATCTTTTCAGAAGGTATTATGACTTCTTTTTTTAATGCAGAAACTTTTTACATAGCTTCTAAAGTGCTATGCTTTGACAAGGTTCACAAGGAAGTCATGCACTATTCTTGTCCTGAAAATCCGAACTTGTTATTATGTCAAGATGCTACTGATAGATTCGTAGTTGTAATGCCTTGTAAAAAAACAGATGTAAAGTACATGGAGTCTGCCGATTTTATCAGCAAGGTATTAAGAGAGGACAAGATTCCTTTTTAACAATTTTTTTTGGGGGGCTCGAGCGACACCGAAAACCCTGAAAAAATTTAGAGCTGCAGATTTAAGCGAATGATCTTCGTATAAAGTCTGTGGCTCTTCTTGTTTATATGATCTGGACTTCTTTTATATGTACAGAAATCTTCATTAAATTATAAAGCATCTTCTGTTTATCTGTGCCAGATCTTCTGAATTAAAATATTTATAAATCTTCAGTCATCAAATTTCGATTTTAAGCGCTTAGAAATAAATAGCTATATATTTGCATTGCTTTTGGGTTTAAGTCTGTTAAATGGCAAATTTGGCTTATTGACGAATCTATTTAAGCGCTTTATATATATATATAGTTCCTCAAATATCATTTTATACCTTATATATATATATAGGGCAAAAATAAATTTGACTTTTAATCCTAAATAGCATATAATAGCCAAACGTTTTTAAGGAGTTGACAGACTGTCAGCAAATCTTCTAAGCGGAAAAATAAATCTTCAAATAATAAAGGATGCAGGAAATCCAAAACAGAAGCCTGTCAAGCATGAAGTATCTTAAAATAAATATCAAAATCTCCGAAAGCGTAGACTTTATAAAAAGCATAGAAGTTTCTGAATTTGAGTATTCTGAAATGCCAAAACTTGTTGGCAGTTCAGCAATGTCAAGAACGGGGGGTATTGCAATATCTCTTCAGTACAAAAACAAACGGTGGGAAGTGTCTCCAGTGTCTTATACGATACACTCGGGACGCGCAACTGGAAGGGGAGATTTTCAGATAGGCGGAAACGCCATCTTGTCAATAAATTGGGGTCATGGTCAAAACGAAGACGATATAAATCTTCGTCTCTATGGATTAAAATTAGAATACATAGCAGAGTCATTGACTATGTTTATTCAAGATAATATTTGGATAATCGAAAGATTCTTAAAGAGATGCGGAAGAGGTCAGCAGCCTTCCGTATTGTCATTTGTCGATGTTCCTCATCTTCAGGAGGAATCAAAAGCTCGTAAAAGAGCAAAATTTCAGGCTATGACAGGCTTGGATGTAAGCTGGGGTCACTGGTCTCCTGATATGAAATTTAAAGAGATAGAAGAGTCTGACAAAGATTCTTTTATCCCAGTGTATTCAACTTGGACTGGATGCGCTGTGTCTTACCACGAGAGTAAGACATTTTATTGGAGCAATCTTAGAGGTCGCTCTGAAATGTGCATAGGAGACAAAGAGCAGTCTCACGGAAGCAATTATGCTCATAGTCCAAGACCGATTAGCCTGAATGGCGAATCAATCTTCAGATATAGCATACCAACTTGGGCTACTCATGTTGGTATGATACATGAAGGATGTCGTAGCCGCAATGGGTCTTCTTTTGGACTAGATGTAAAAATCTTCAACCTTAAATCTTAAAAATAACATGAAAAACCTAGTAATACCTTCTTTTGCCATTTCATTGGCTATAACTTCTTATTTAACATTAAAAGCGCCTTCTATCGAGCTTTTAATACCTATCATATTGCTATTAATAGGAGCTGCTATTATAGCAAAAAACTTCAGGGAGGTGATAAAATGACAATCATCTGCACAAACAAGACATTAAAAAGCAAAGCTGCTATCTTAGAGGAGAACTGCATATGAAAACATATACAATAGAAGTAAGGGAGCTATTAGCAAAAGTAGTAAAAATAAAAGCTGAATCTGAAGATGCGGCTTTATCAAGCGTTCAGGATATGTACAACAATAGTGTTCTTGTATTAGACTATAATGACCTTGCAGATTTATCTTTTGTCAATATTGGCAAAAAAGATAAAAAGCCTAAGCCCTGCTTTGCAATTATTGAAAACACTCGGGCTAGCGTCAATAGATACAAGATAGTAAAATTCGACTCTTGTGCTGAAGTAGACTCTTATGTAGATAGCAATCCCCATCTACAACTTGAGACTACCGAAACGACCCTTGTAAAAGCACAGAAATACATGAAGGAGTATTTGTCATGAACAAGTCTGAGTTAAAAAAATCTGCAATAAGAACCGTATATCCTCCTATCATATACGGCTTAAAAAAATTCTCTATCTCCAATTACGACATCAGCAAACAAGCTATCTTTGTCGTAATACATGACGAGAAAACCGAAAGCTTCGACTGTGTCAGAATCTCTGAAATGAGAGAAGGCAT